CGCCGACCTGTACGCCAAGAGTGGGGCGACGGTCTGCCGGGTAAGTTCAACGCAGGATTTGCTGACTTTCTTGGAGTCTGCAAGCCTCAGAAAGCAAGCCTAATACGCGACCACAATATATGGTGTATGTCGCAATTTGTTTACATTCCATACACTATATATTGTGGTTTTCGTATTGACTATCCGTACATATTGTGGTATAATGCTAATGTACTCAGGAGAGGCGCTACAAGCAAATCTCCTGAACATGCTCCTGTAGCTCAACTGGCAGAGCAACTGTCTTGTAATCAGTAGGTTGCAAGTTCGATTCTTGTCGGGAGCTTTTGGCAAGCCAGCCTGCATCTGGTTTGCACGGGCACTTCGGCAACATCTGAAGTGCCTTGCCACTCGTTAAGACGACCTCCACGCGGTGAGTGGTGGGCAGCGGGGTTAAATCCGTTGGCTGACGTCTTATAAGATTGAAAGAAAGTAATCGGCGGGTCGCAGGTTTAAGCCCTGTCGAGAGACCCCGCGCTACCAAGAAATTGGTGGCGCATCATGACACGGGGTGTAGCAATGGTAGCTTGCCAGTCCCATACGCTGGCGGTTGTGGGTTCAAGTCCCATCCCCGTACCCACGTCCTGACCGAGACGTAAAGCCGGTCAAATACCAACCCATGCAGCCACCTGTCTTGCGTCATGGGTTGGTCATATGGCTCGATAGTTCAACAGGTTAGAGCACCAGCCTGTCACGCTGGAAGTTGTCGGTTCGAGCCCGATTCGAGTCGCCATTGGGTGTAGTACAAGGGAATGCGTCAATCGCGCGATAAGGCGTAATAGTGGAGTACAGGTGCGACGCGTAAGCACGAACTACGGTGGTGAGACACCACCCACCCAAAACACATCCATCGGTCAGATGTAAAATGACCGAAATATTCTGGTGTCGAATACGAAGGTTGTAATATACCACCGGTTAATTCGCTCGTTGCGCACGAGAAAAGATGGTTCGACTCCATCCACCAGAGCCGCGACCCGCTGAGGTAGCCCTAACGGGTCGAAATCTAACAAGGAGGACAGTCCGATGCAGAAGTAATTCTCGTCCGAATGTCGACATCAAAGAAAGGGACACACCAATGCACTAAGTAACGTCCGCATAGACGCAACAGTGAAAGGGTCACTCCGATGATGTAAACCACCTTGTGGCGGGTAGCTACCGCCAACGCAAGCTAGTCCACATCTGGCTTGCATGGGTACGCCGGTCATTATCGACGTACCTTGCCGCTCATGAAGACAGCCTCCACGTGGCGAGCGGTGGACAGCGACTATAGCAGCCGCTGACGAATGCCTCCAACGGAACCGCACTACGACTCCCTGCGTGAGCGGTATCCAAAAGGTCAGGAAGCCGTGTGGGCGAGTGCTTCCTCTTGTGCTTGGCGCAGAAACAACAAATCTCGTCCCATCAAGCATGCAGACGTACGAGCATCCCCGTTAAGCCGGGGCGCAGCCAGACGCGACACAGCCGCCAAGGCGGGACTGCTGCACGGCAACTGGTAAGTATGCCGCAGTCCCAGACAAAGCCCACAGCAAGAGCCGCCCATGTACTTGGGCGGACAAATAGGGCTGCAAGAATCGAAGTTGACCAACGCTCAAGTGCTTTCCCGGATTCCCTTGCCCAGTCAGCATTGTGGATTCGCGGGATTGCTAGAGGGTGTAAAGATGATGTTCGGGGTTGACCACCTCCAAAACGAGCATCATGGCGGGGCTAAGTGAGGGTTCACCCGCAATTTTATGGAGTATTCGTATAACGGTTAATACCTCTGCCCTCCAAGCAGATGACGTCGGTTCGACCCCGATATACTCCTCCAATGTCCCTGCGCTGACAGCCTCCTTGTGGCAAGGGATGGACAACAGATGCTGCAGCATCTGGCTAATGTCTAGCACAAAGATTGAAATCAAACGGGCGATGTCGGTTCAATTCCGATATATTGCCCCACGTCGCCGTCACCGTACACCACGACGTTAAACTGGTGAGCATGGTCCACTTGTGGTCCGCTGTCCGAATGCCAATGGACAGCCTATAAAAGAATAGGCAAACAGGTGCTGTGCCTGAGAGTATCCGAGAGTCCCGGTGTCAGTCGCGAATGAGACCGGAAAACAGCGGAGAGGGTACAATGCAGAATCCGTCGGCGTGGCTGCCGAATGGTGCTGGAAGAAAAGGGTTGGCTGCCCTGATTGCGGGATGATAACCAGTATAAAACATCCTACCGTGCTTGGTTAGCTCAGCAGGTAGAGCGGCGCATTCGTAATGCGCAGGTCGGCAGTTCGAATCTGCCACTAAGCTCCACGGTCCGATTGGGTGACGCGCTCTTTGAGAATCCGCCCAAGAAGCTGTCAGCGGGGGCATGCACTTGCTGACGGTTGGCTAAGTCCTTACGGAAGTCGTCGTAGCCGGAACCGAACACGAATAGGCGACGTAAAGCCCCGCATGGCAAAGCGTTATCTGCTATAGCGCATGACAACTCTAACATAGAAGGGAGGTTGACTCCAATGGAGCAGGCAATTATCAATGTCGAAGGAACTTCAACTATCGAGACTGCAGCAGCAGCCAAAAAGCTGATTGAGACATTCGGGAGCCAGAACATCCGCGCCATCTCGGTTAAACGCGTGAACGAGAATAGCAACGAGGTCGTTGTTGAACTCGATTTTGTTCCGGGTCTTGCACAGCATCTGCACGGTTTCACTATGCAGGTCAACGGCTTGACCGCAGGCTACGACGGCACCGGTCCCTCAAGCCTGTACGAAGTCCTGCAGGCGGCTGGCGTAAGCGAAACGCTGGTAACGCGTGAAGACATTACGCAGAAGGATGCCAAGACCATCCCGCTGCATCTGGAGCGCGAGGTGAAGCAGTACGGCGAACTCCAGTACGCCTAAAGAAAGCATTCCCTATGTCGACAGCCTCTTTGGAGGTAGGGATGAACAATAGACAGCACGAGCGTCTAACAAAATGTCAAATTAAGATTGAAAATGGACTTGATTGCGTGTACTGTATCACGGTACACGAGTCATTTTCGTGTGGAGCCCTTTGGCGGGTGCATCCCGCCATCATGGGGATATAGCTCAGTTGGGAGAGCACCTGCTTTGCAAGCAGGGGGTCGAGGGTTCGAATCCCTTTATCTCCACCAACAGGGTCGCTTCGTTTTCTGCGATGGCCTACCCTGGGCTTGATTGTGTACTGTTTCGTACAGTACGAGTCATTATCGCGCGGAACTCCTATAACTATGACCACGAAGACGAATGTCTCGTCCGCGCCGCTTGGACAAGCGATTTACACGGGGCGTCGTCAAGCCGAAAAAATGCAGTGTCGAGTGGCGAAATCGGCTGCGACATTGACGAGGAGCACCACCCTCGTCAGTCTCCCTTGCTAACAACCTCCACGGGGTGGGAGATGGGCAACAGATGCCAATAACATCTGGCTAATAGTAAGCAATCAAAGCGCGGACCTCCTTTAAAACCATTCCACGTGCATTGCACATCTTGCCGCGCTCCGGTCGCTACGTCCCGGTAAAACAAGATATGCAACAAGCCGTAACAATCATACCGTGTGGCGAAACCGGCTGCGGTATGGGCGGGATAAGTTCCCGCCAGTTACTCAATCAAGACAACCTCTGCGCGGTGAGTGACAGGCAACGGATACGATGTTTCCGGCAAATCGTCTTATAAACAAAATACATGGTTGGGTGTCCGAGTGGTCTATGGAACCGGTCTTGAAAACCGGCGACACCGCAAGTGTCCGTGGGTTCAAATCCCACCCCTACCGCCATATCTGCCGGGCATTGTCCCGGCTTTCTTTGTTTGTTGGAGTCATAAAATGAGCACTACTATCACTTGCCTTGAGAAAATTGATATTCGCCGTGGAGACAAGGACGCAGATGATGCAAGGCTCTATCTCGTAAAATACCTGCATCAGTTCATTGACATGGTCGGTATCTTGTCGTTGGAAGTCTATGACTTTGCCATCGAAATCGAAGGCGACTTAATTTCGTGGTGCGAAGGCAAAATCGGTGGTTCAAAGTCTCAGCCGAAAAAATTCGAGTGGGAAGAAGAAATCGTAAAACATCGTGCCGTTGATGCCATTGACTGCATCTTGAATGATGTCGATGCAACTGTTATACTTTCCTATAAGGTTACATATAACTCCTACAAAGTTAAATTCGGGAAAGAATACTGGAACTACATCTTGCAAGGGCTTTTCAGCAAAGAAATGGTCTTCCACGGGCTGCAGTACGATGATACTGCGAATGTTTCAATGCTGCACCTTGAGCACGGGGAATTCGCAGACGAACCCGCTCCTGTACCCAAAGAAAAGGTAGACGATATCCCTATCTGGCATTGCTGCCAGCTTGAGATAAGCTGGGATACAGAAGATGTATTCACAGCAGGGCAATTCACCCGATTGGAGAAAGCAATCGCCTCCGTTCGTGATTTATTCGTTGATAAAAATAACGATATAGCTGTCATCGAGGGCGACTCGCTCTTCATTTGCTCTCAAGTTATCATCCCAAAAGAAAGCGTTCCCAGATTTTGCAGCTTCTTGACCGTGCTATACAAAATTGCAAGAGAACACGGCAAAACGATATATGACAGCATGCAATTTGTCCCTTGGTATTTTCAAGAATTCGCCGTAATGTCTATTGATTTTGACAAGGGTATTGCGTTACCAACCTATTATAGATACTAAGACGGAGAAAATACTATGACCAAACAAGAACTCACCGAGATGGTCACAAAAGCCAAATTGTGGGCAATCGAAGCTCACGCCGGGCAGAAAGATAAAGCAGGGAAAGACTACTTTGAGGCACATGTCTCTGTGGTCGCCAAGGGCGTTAAAGGAGACCCGGTAGCTGAAGCAGCCGCTTTCCTACATGACACAGTGGAAGATACCACGCTTACGATGGAGGACATCCGAGCAGCATTCCCGAAAGAGGTTGCCGATGCGGTAGAAGCCTTGACCCGCAAGAAAGGGATGTCTTACGCCGAATACCTTTGGCACATTCAGCAGAACCATACTGCTATCAAAGTAAAACTCGCCGACCTGCGCAACAACATGGATTTGAGCAGGCTACCACACGAACCGACCAAGAAAGACCTCGCACGAACGAAGAAGTATAGCCGAGCTTATGCAATGCTCAGTGGTATCCACGATACCCCTTATAGCATCTCTGAGGTAAACCCTTACGCACTTTACGACTACCTTCTCTCTACCGGCTGGGAGAAAGCAGAAAAGCAAAAGAAAAGCAGTGAAGTAGTCGTTTTGAAAGCGCCTGCTGATAGCCTTACTATTTCGGTTCCTATCGACATGACGCTTCCGGACTATGAGACGATGATGGGGGAAGCCGTGACCAGACTGTGCGTACATGAGGACGCTCCGCGCCCCGATGTTCTGGATACAATCATCCATTGGAAGCCGTTGCCGAAAGAACAGTAAGCAACCTCATAGACTTGCGTTTCTGTTGCTGCTCTTGTGGCTAAACTGTTAATTTCGCAGCTTAAACCACTATATATTGTGTTTTCGTATTGACTATTCCAACATGTTGTGGTATAATGATGATACTGAAACAACGAAAGGAAATCAGCTGATGTTCGCCGCTATGTTGAACCAACAGAATAACTCACAAGGGCTGTGGAGCATAAATCTCCTCGGTCAAGTTGTGCTGTCTGTTCAGGGTCATCATAGCGCGGTAGTTGCGGGTTAAATAAAGCCTGCACCCCATCGGAAGTTCCGTTTCATCACGCTATGACAGCACCCTCAGGCATAAAATGTCTGCCGGGTGCTTTTTACATGTTGGGTTGTCGCCAAGCGGTAAGGCACGGGACTTTGACTCCCGCATTTCGCGAGTTCGAATCTCGCCAATCCAATTTGACGATATGTCGTTATTATTCAAGCGATGTAAAGTCATCCATGCCATACAACATCCGAAAAAGGAGGTGATTCTAATGGCTACCGCACGCAAAACTGCTGTTATCTATGTCGAGGTCGGCGCAGACAAGAAGCAGGTCAAACTGGAGGACATCCAGAAGGCGGTCAAGACTGTCGAAGGCACCAAGAATGCCTACGTCAACGCTGCCGACGCCGCAGTGTATTGTGTCGATGCTGACGGCAAGACCACGAAGGTCGAGCTGTAAAGCGTCTTTTCCCGTCGCCCGTTAAGCGGACGACTTCGTGGGAGTTTAGCTCAGCTGGGAGAGCATCTGCCTTACAAGCAGAGGGTCGGCGATTCAAGTTCGTCAATTCCCACCACACGGTTTCCGACTTCCGTCAGCAAAAAGCCGGTGGTGGAGCTGATGGGTTAATACCATCACAAAACAGTGCATGTGCTGCCAATCACATGCCTTTCATGGGCCCGTAATGGTTTTCGACAGGGTATGGAAGATTTCATGTCGCGGGTATGGTTCCGCCTCAAGGACCACCTTAAAAAGTAACTGACAACAATCGTTACGCTTCTCCTATCGCTGCTTAATTAAGCAGACGGAGACCAAAACAACGCACCATCTCGCGGGTAAGCGTGTGAGGTTCAAAGGTACGCAAGATATGTACGGCGCAGAATAAAACCGGAACCGTCTGAAGTCCAAGTACACCAAGACGTAAATCATGGTGAGCGTGGTCATCTGTCCACTGCAAAAGGTTCGTCGCACGACCAGACAAACAGTTCAAAGTTGTCAATCATGTGACTATCGCGTAAGTAATCATGGAATTGGATATATTTTGGACACGAGTTCGACTCTCGTCGGGTCCACCAGAATAGCGTATCTACGCTATATTTTAGTTTAAGGCGGTACAAAAGCCGCCATCATGCTCCCGTAGCTCAGTTGGTTAGAGCATCTGACTGTTAATCAGAGGGTCGTCCGTTCGAACCGGACCGGAAGCGCCATAAGGGCTGTTTGTTCAACGGTTAGAACTCTTGGCTCATAACCGAGGTACGCGGGTTCGACCCCTGCACAGCCCACCAAATCGCGTTGCTACGCTATTTTTTACGCAACAACCGTCCGGCAGTACGTCAACTGCCATCATATGCTCCCGTGGTGGAATTGGCAGACACGGTGCGCTCAAACCGCACTTTATTGAGGGTTCAAATCCCTCTGGGAGTACCATGTCCAGCAGTGCGATAACTGCTAATCTGTGGGTTGTTAGCTCAGTCGGTAGAGCAGCGGACTGTTAATCCGCGTGTCGCAGGTTCAAGCCCTGTACAACCCGCCATATGTCCAAGTGGCGGAATGGCATACGCGCTGGTCTAAGGAGCCGGTTTTTGTGAACTCAGCTTCCACTTCGGACAGTCGCTCATGATTGCAGCCTCCACGTGGCGAGCGACGGGCAACAATCAGTGTAAAGCTGGTTGGCTAATGCTAAAGATTGAAACGAATCCTTCAGCAAGCGCCACAGTAAAGCCTGTACTTCATAAGGTACAGGCTTACATTTTGTTATATAGAGGAAGAAAAACAATGAGTAAGCATCTACTGGGTCCAGACCGCGTCCTGCACGAAGGTGCTGGCTATCGCAGCAAGTACACGGCTAGAATCCAAAAGCCTCCGGTCGGTAGCAGAGAGAATCCGTCCAATCCGAAACAAGAGGGTGTAGATGCAGTGTACATCCCAGATACCGCCAAATGGTGTAGCAAAAAGTAAACCACAAGTTGATTGACCAACGCTATAAAAGTGGTATAATGTAATCAGAACGAAACGAAAGGAGACAACCAAAGATGCTGTGCAAGACTGTTAATGCTGTGTCGTTTGCTGAGTATAGTTATGAATCTGAATTCGAGTCCTACGAATCCAGCTTTATTTCCCATACTCCTCGACAGGCAAAAACAGACAATGTATAGATGCGGTGCGTCTCTAAACGATAACTGCATTTTCACACGCTGCTTGTCGAATCATTTCGGCAGGCAGCGCTTTTTTGTTGCCTGCAATATAGAAAGGCAGCAAGAAAATGAACGTTCCAACAATCGATATCCAGCAGACAGGTGCCAATATCAAGGCACTGCGAAAAGCAGCAGGCATCAAGGTCAAGGATGTGGCAGACACGCTCGGTGTATCCACACAGGCGGTAGCCAAATGGCAGGCAGGCACTGCACTTCCTACCATCGACAACCTTGTGATTCTCGCCGCGATGCTCAATACGAAAATTGATGACATCCTTGTCATCGCATAAACCCTCGCCGCAGGATTGCGGCTATATGGCCGAATAGACGAATTGGTTAAGTCGCAAGCCTTTCACGCTTGAGAGTATGGGTTCAAGCCCCATTTCGGTCACCATCTGCTTCTGTAGCTCAGTTGGTAGAGCAGTAGGTTGAAGCCCTATGTGTCGCTGGTTCGATTCCAGCCGGGAGCACCACGAGGCTTATGCCTCCTTATATGTGCCGGTATGCAAGTGGTTAAAGTACGCGGTCTGTAAAACCGTTCCGTTACGGTTCGCTGGTTCGAATCCAGCCCGGCACACCATAAGGCCCCTTCGACAAGTTGGTCTAAGTCACCACACTCTCAATGTGGAGTCAGCAGTTCGAGTCTGCTAGGGGTCACCAACATCGCACCTGTGTTAAAAGCATAGGTCGCCTAACGGTAGGGCAACGGACCGCTAATCCGTCGCGAGGCAAAACGGAACTCACTACGAAGTGCCAATCAATCCCTCGCCTGCGAGTTCGAATCTCGCTCTCTGCGCCATATGCATGTGTGTCCGAGTGGCTGATGGAACTGGTCCAGAAAACCAGCGGTCAGAAACGGCCCGTAGGTTCGAATCCTACCACATGCGCCATGAAAAGTCTCCATAGTCTGCGATTATTCGTGGATTTTGGAGACTTTTTCTTGTTTGATGCCACAATTTATGGTATAATAGCAACAGAAAGCAACAAATAATGGAGTATCATAAAATGCAAAAATACGATTTCATTACGAAGCAATATGCCCCGTACACACCACCTCAGAACGGGCACTACGACATCATGGTTTATAGCAATGAAGAGTTAAATTGCGCTGCGTGCGGGCATATCATCAACGAATACAACGCGTACACATCGGCAGTCATCCAGAACGATATTGGCATAGGCTATCTAATTTGCAAGAATTGCTACGACCATGAGCTCAAAGTCAGAAAAGCTGTAAAATAAAAATTCAACAACCCCACCATCTCCTACGAACAGTATTTTACTGAAAAGCGTAGGAGATTCTTGTTTTTTGTGGTATAATGAGCAAAATAGGCAAAACGCTTTATCAAAGGACACATAACCATGCCGAAAGTAAACAGAAACAAACAACACACAGATTTCAGTTTGCTTCTTTCTGAACTGCAGGAAAAAGATAAAGACACAGGAAATGCCACACTTACCAGCAGCACTAAAGCATTTCCTACTTCAAACGAAATTAGCCAAAATCGAAATACCGCACTCAGTAACCCAGAAATTCAATTTGCTATTGTCACAAGCGGAAAGAAGCAAACATTACACGACAAGACTTGCAAGCAATTGCGAGAAATAGCGGATGAAAAAATAAAATTTATTAAAGCACTCCCACAACAGAAATATTCTATATGCAATGTCTGTCACTTACTTATCTGTCTTCGAATAGGAGCAAAAGATAAAAATAAAGGTAAGGAATACAAAACATTCTTCAAAAAAGCAAATGCAACAAATGACCTGATATTCAAGACATACATCGATTATAAACTTCAGACAAGAATCCAAAATGAATCAACCATTATTGTCTGGAGCAAAGAAGATACTTGGAAAATCGAAATAACAAGCCAATACGGGAATGTCATCCTCTGGCACAATAACTACTACATTGCAAAAGATGGCAAACGAAAGACATTACCAGAATTTCACAATCAATTCCCAAACGAACCCGGACTAAAATTTTCTAAAGCAATCAATTGTATTGCAAAGTATTCTCCCTCATACCATATTGAACAAAAAGAATTGGAAAAAATAGAACCAAGCATACTCATAGTAATCCATCACCTAAAGCAAGAAGAAAAGCAGCGGTCCACAATAATCGGAACTTTTCTTTACAGAATTAAGCTGACACTCTACACCAATGGGTATCATAGCCTCTCAAAGCTAAAACAAGGCATACAAGAATTCCATATCGTAAGAACACCAAATGAAACACCGAACGAAAATGGTCGCTATTGTATTATTTACAAGTCAAACACTGTGTATGCTTATAATATAGGCGTATTTGACACACAAAAACAATCATTTACAAAATCTTACAGCAAGGACTTGATAACAACCATTGCAAATGTCGTAGCTTGGAAAAAGCTGTAGTATAAGCCGCTTCTACTTAGTATGCGGCTTTTTCTTTGCAAAAATATATGTACAATCTGTTACTATCTGCTTATCTATGTTGTAAAAATTGCAATTTTATGGTATAATAAGAATTAGCAAAAAGAAAGGATTTTGCCGTATGTACATTGATTTCACAAACAAACAGTATTGTTTGATTCTCCATATCTTGGCAGTTATGAAGTCGTTCTATAACAACGACTTTCACTCTATCTGCAAAGAAGTAGGGAAAGCATATGGCGTGGATGAAGATTCCATTATGAAGGCTTGTGCCACATTGACTGCTGTTAATGCGACAGCACCCGTCAAGAAGGCATATGACAACATTAGCAATGTTCTTGCTGCCATCGCGAATAACGCAGAAGAATTGAACGGTGATGATACTTATAAGTACAGAGTCGATTTGGATGCTCCTTGCTGGAATGCTGTAGCCAATGCTTTTGATGCTTACTCCCGTATTCTGATGGGTCAATTTGGCATTATCTATGAGACACTTGATATTTCCGGCGATGATAAGCATCACTTACAGGCATATCACGATGCCCGCTGGAGTGGGGTAGGTGTCATTGAAGCCCGTGACCTTCTGATTCCTCAGCTAAAAAAGATGAGGGTGGGCTGGAATGGGAACTTCGGCATTTCCAATTCCGAGCTTGCCTATAACAGCAAACTGTCTTATGAAGTCCTTAAAGCAATTCGTTTTGCCACTGAAAAGAGAGACGGCTCTGTTCTGAAAGTTACAGACGAGCCGCTACCCAGAGTCGAAGGTAAGTGGCAAATCACGGCGCTCTAAAAAATAATTGGAGGTGCTTTTCTGAAATGGGTGAACATATCATTTCGTTTCTTGACATCTGCGCTATGCAGGGTCAACTCGTTCTGGCAGAAGCACCGTCCATCCCGGCTATCAACGATAAGATGGTGTACTGTACTGGCGCTCGCAAGCACGGCGATGACCGCTATATCATCCTCGACGGGGAAGAGTACAGCCAAATTCACTTTGTTGACGGAACCATCAAGCTATATTGGCATTGAGAGGCAGTACCATTGAATGAAGTCTGGAAGCCTGCAGAATAAAGGAGAACCACATGAAGGCGAACTACAAAGTCATCAACAACAAGCAGGTACAGCTGCGCAAGGTCATCGAGGAATTCAAACCTGATGATGTAGCGTCAGTCATTCTCTTCCGCTACAATGTCATGCAAGCGTTGACGAGTCTCAACGACGATTGCTCCGATTTCGAAGAGACCGACATGAAAGAAACTGCGGCTGACCTCACGGAGTTCTTTGAGGATGCTGTAAACGAAGCTATCGATTCTTTTATCGACGAGGATAAAAGACCGAATATCAATTTTAATGGCACGGCAGACGAATTTCGCGAAGAACTCAACAACCTCGTTGTTGTCCTCCTCAGCAAGAACTTTGAGCATGAGTTCATTGAGTTCTCTGAGGCTACCGGCATTAGCCGTGTACAATATGAGGCATTCGCCGCGAAATTCATGGCAGAAGCAAACACAGATAAACACTAACATAAGGAGGGTACTTTCATTGACCACGCTGGAAAACGCACTCAAAATCAACAATGGAAAAGCAGTTCTTTTGAGCATCAAGAAAGAATGGCTCAGTAAAATCATGGCGGGCGAAAAGGTCATGGAAGTCCGCAAATCTATGCCGTGGGAAATCAGCCACCCGTTTGTTGTCTTTTGCTATGAGACGAAAAGCAATGGCGGAGCAGGAAAAGTTGCAGCAGCATTTATCTGCGACGATATCGACAGTCTTAACTGCTTGCAGAGCCTTGCGGTGTTTGACGACACGGAGCTGCCAAAAGAAACAGAAAAATTCGTAAACGAAAGCTGTCTGACGTTCAAGGAGTTGTTCGATTACGGAAAAAATGTCGGCGCTCTTTACGGCTGGCATGTGGCAAGCACGCAGCCTCTCGATAAGAAGCTCTCTGATTTTAGGTTGAAGCGCCCACCGCAGTCTTGGCAATATGTTCGTATCAGCATATAAAGCATCTCATGGGCAGGAAACTGCCCATATTTTTTTTGAGATATTGCCATAAATTACAATGTAAAGTATAATAGCATTGTGAGGTGTACTATGACTGTTAATGACATCATCCGTGAATCAAATACGATAAAACTATCCGACTTTGTTTGTCTTACAAGCATACAAACGCAAGAAGACATCAAAAAACTGACCGAGCAAGGATACGATGTAGGATATACCCAATCCGAATGGGAAAAAGAGTATTCTCTTCCCGCAAACAAAATCTTTTATGCCAAGTCTATGTATTCTTCTGTTTACTATGTAGACTATAATAATACGTCTTACCCTCTTATTTTCCCTCTGCAAATTTTTGGTAAGCAGCGCCTATCTCCCATTCCGAACGAAACAAACGAAGAATTCTGTGAATCCATTCGAAAGCGCGTTGTAACATTCTCCAATTTGCACGATAGTGCTCTTGCTACATACTTCCACAATCTCGGTGGCTATCTTGCCATTGATGCACTACAAGAATATGTTCGTCGGAACGAACCATCCGCTGAAATGTTCAATGTTTTCTTCTCAGTCTATGAGGTGACTGACTTTGGCTGTGGTCGTTTTACCAACGAAGAGATGAAAAAGGTTATCTCCGGTATGGATGATACTGCTAAGACGAAACGCAGTAAAATTCTCCGGAAGCTGCCTGACGAAGTGACAATTTACCGTGGAGAAGCAGAAGCTAGCACTCCCTATACGACATCCTTCTCTTGGACAACCAACCCACGCATTGCCTATTTCTTTGCTTGCCGGTATTCTAACGGCTTCGCCAGAGTGATTACCGGAAAAGTAAAGAAAGATGACATCTTATACACTCCAAACCGCTCCAATGAAAAAGAGGTTCTCGTGTTTCCAGAGAAAGTATATGACATTTCTATTGAAGAGCAGTTTTCTCCTCAAGATGTCGTACCATCTATTACAGAGGAAGACCTTGACTTGTATTATCAGTGGCGAAGTAAGGTAAACGCGCTCTACTGCTTACCTACATCCAGTGAGCACGATGCTCTTCACACGATTCGTGTCCTCCTATTGGCAATCTTCATTGTTCAAGAAGAATGTATCGAACTGGACGATGACGCAATGCATCAGTTGTTGGAAGCTATCACCTATCACGACATTGGCAGAAAAAATGACAGTGAAGACCCAAAGCATGGCGAAGATAGCGTAAAAATCTACAAGCTGAACCACACAGACCCTACTGTGGAGTTTCTCATCCAGTATCATTGCATCGATGACAAGAAGGCATTAAAAATTCTTGAAAGCAGCAAAACAATTGAAAATAAGGAAAACGCATTGACGCTCTACAAAATCATGAAAGATGCTGATGCACTTGACCGCGTTCGTTTTGGACTCATGGACTTGGACGAAAGGTACTTGCGCTTTAATGCAAGCAAACAGCTTGTCCTTACCGCAAAGGTTTGCTTGGAATCCATCACCGATGGCAAATGAAGCGTAGCTGCTTCCTGTGGCAGGAAAGCGTAGCTAAATGAGGCTCATTGCCGCGTAGCCAGCAATAAATTATGAATATTTCTTGTCTTTTTGCGTTTTATCCTTTCTTTTTGTTGAAATTTGTGGTATAATGACAATGAAAAATAAAAATACAATTTCTTCAAGAAGGAAGTGATTTTATGAATTCTACCGAACAAGAAGTAGTACGTAAACGGAAACTGAAAACCAAGATTATTTTAATTGTTCTCGCAATTCTTGCTGTATTAGCAATTGCTTTTTACATCTTTGTTTGGCCTCTTGTAGCTGCTAAAGTAATGGCATGGATTGACAATCTTATTTTGCAAATCGGCACCTATGCTCTTATCGGCGCGTGTCTTGCTGTAATTCTGTTTATAGGTTATTTTGCCACATGCCATAATTAAGTAATTCAATATTTCTCTAAAAACATCTGCAAAACATCAACCAATTTTACTTGCATCTCCGTGCGAACTGGGTAAACTAAATAATGTATAATAGATAACATATCGTTACCCCCTACAGACGATTTACAATCTGTTATACAACTGTGAGCAGACTCTCATTTCGAGGGTCTGCTCTTTTTTGTTTTATTTCAGATTTCAAGGAGATGAAAAAATTGACTGCTACATTCACAAAGTACGCCAAGGCGGCAGAAGATTGCCGATACAAAAACGACTTTCAGTACGACCTTCGTCAGTGCGATAAAGCCCTGCACATGGGCGGTCCAATGCAGATTGAAGCCCAGTGCTGGATGAATCTGCTCGACCAGCTCGAAGAAGGGGACATCAAAGCATATGTTCAGAGCAACTATCGTCCCGGAGCTCTCGACCCGTTTCGCAAAAAGTAAGGTGACTTTATGAACCTTTACCATTTGATGGCGGATGCCGGGGCTGTTCCTTCCAAAGTGATACCGAAAATTCCTGCAAATGCGATGAAAGAAGAAAATCAAAATATCCCGCGCATCTGCGTCAGCCGGTCCCTTGATGAATGCTTAACCGGCATCACAGTGACCGGCATTACTTTCCCATTTTTGCTCGAAGAATTGAGAACTTCTCATACAAAGCAAATCTGGGACAAACCATATCAGTTTCCTTTCATCGTGAGAACCTATTGTGCCGAGAATAACAACTCGGCATTTTTTGATGAAAAGAAAGTTTCCGAATATGTTTGGGATGCAAATTTTACGGGTGAATGCTGGCTGACAGAATATAAGGAGCCAATCTCAACGAAAAAACGCTGGTTGGTCAACGCTGACATTGAAAATCGACGCATTATCCGCAATAATGAAAACTGGCGATACCCGATTATCCGTAATTCTGTCTGGTCAAATATACCTACTTACCTCAATCCCGAATTTCAGGATAAACTTCTGCAGATGACCAAGATTTGGTTGGAGCAAAATTAACACACATTTTTTGGAGGTGTGTCGTGAATAACAATACTACTGTATCTCCGGCGGAGTATTTTGCCGAAGTGAAAAGCCGTAAACAGGTCATGACGGAAGCAGGACTGGCTAAGCTCTATGAGAACTGTCTGACCCTGCTGGACGAATACCAGCGGTCCGGACAGATAGCGGCTCAGAAAAAGCTCCTGTTCCATATTGACAACATTACCCGTGAAAAAAAGCTTCTCGATGTCGGTATCGATACATTCGTTTACAAAAGCGATGTCGACGACTTCATTCACATGGTCGATAATAAGGTCGTCAAAATTGTGGAACTCGAAAACTACCAGCGCCGTATTCCGCCGGAAATCATTGCCCGCATTGAAAAATGCAAAGGCATCTTCGATAAGATGTATGTTGTCTTTACCGATTACACACATCGGGAAGAGCGCCGCGTAGAGGCTGTCAAACGCGAAAAAGACCCGATTCTCTTTGGCACATTCCAAGATGCTGCGACCCGCACAGTTGTAGAGCGGTTCTATTTCATCGGCGATTGGGTTGATGAATATTGTGACCTGACGCTCGATAAAATGGTCGCAACAGTGCAAGAAAAAACAAACCGGGATATTATCAAGAAGTTCTCCACACCGGAAAGCCTGCAAGAGCTGAGCGACCAGCTCAGCAACCTTGACGACTCCATGAACGGGCTTTATCGCCAGCGCGAGAAAAAGCCTGCTCCGAAGAAGGGTTTCTTTGCACGCGTCCGCACAGCATTCAAAGCGTTGAAAGGGGACATCTAACCGATGGCTGAAGTAGACTTGACGGAGAACAAAAGCTATTCTAACCTCATGTCATTGCCTCGCAATAAAGATGTACTTTTCAGAACATTCCACGAGGTTGATACTCCTTGGAACTTTAATACTCCGTATACACTTCCTCAGATTGCTCACTCGGATAAGGATTTGGAGACTCCTCCTCTGATTTTTACGGGTGATGCAGAGACTGTAAATTTCATGCGAGAAGTCGTAGAAGTGGAAGAAGGTATACGCTGCGATTGCTGCGGAAGGCTCATCACGACTCCTTTATGGGATATGCCGGTAGGTGGCCTTTGTTCTGAATGCGAACAGCGGTTGGACGAGACCGTCTATGGCAAATTTGATGTTCCTTGGCAAAGAACCGAACAGCAAAAAGCCGAGCGTCTTGTTCCGTGGTGGTACGATATCTGAGAATTTAATGTTGCGCTTTCTTGCGAGTTGCGTAGAATGGGAGTTGTACGATAGATAACATTCTACTTTCCCGAAATATTTCGGGCGTACAGCTTTTCACAATTCTGCATTTATTAAAGGCAGACTCACCGTTATGGTGGGCCTGCCTTTTTTGTTTGCAGGAATCCGTCATCCACCCATTTCAACAGCGACTTATAAGGAGGTCCGCTATGTCTATTTTCAAACATTTTGCTCCGAAAAACACTCGTTTTGCGATTTATGCCGGTAACCCAGGTTTTTCCGGCATGACCATCTGCTCCGATTTCATCGGGTATGTGGATGCCCCGACGCTCGGCGACGCCTATGAGGCGGCGCATCGGTATCTTGCCAACAGTGGCTATACCGGCATCGTGGTACGCGAAGCGTAAAGCCTTTTCGAACAAAATCAGCCGTCACAACCCGTCCGGCATTGTCGGACGGGAATTTTTGTCAAGACAGGAGTATCACACCAATGGAAAACAAGAAGAAGATTTTCATCGCCTACACCGCGTTTGTCCTCAGTGTTCTCACCATCATAGGCTGTATCGTCTGGTTTTTCTCGGTTCCTACTTACGCAGCACCGATTGAGCCGACCGAGTCTGTGGAAGAAATCGAGTACATCACGCCTTTGGAAACCGAGCTCCGTGAGCCGAACGCTCCGTCTCACAATGCACCGTTTCTTCCTGCTGCCGAAGCAGAAGAGCCTGATGCACAAGTTGAGACAGCGGAAACGGCTGTTGAGAACGAATCGGTTGTCACAGAAGAATCAGAAGATGCCGTACCGCAGAATCTCTCCGAAAATGAGCTTTCCATCTATACCGCATTACGCAATGCAGGTCTCTCTAAAGCCGGTACTGCTGCGGTAATGGGTTGCATGTCAATGGAGAGCGGTCTTCGCACTACGGCAGAAAATCCAAATGACGGCGGATATGGGCTCCTGCAGTGGACCTACAGCCGCAAATCCGACCTCTTCAACTGGTGCTATGCAGCAGGACTTGATGCCACTTCTGCAGAAGGACAAGTTGCGTTTCTGGTGTATGAGCTTCAGAGCAAATACAGCATGAATGCCAGATATTCGTATCCGGTATATGAAACGCTTGTTTGCAGCAGCAGTGTAGAAGATAGTTTGACAATGTTCTTTTCCCACATGGAAGCAGGAGTCAATGTACCGATTTCTGCTTCTAAAGTGTACTGCGCCAACCTGACGACACTCGACCTCTATCGAGAGCGACTGAACGCAGCGTACAAATACTTCTAACAAAGAAAGGATGTATCACACAATGGCAAAGAGTGCCTATTTGTCCCGCAAACTGCTCAATCAGCTCGCCGCTATTGAAGCAGACAGTGATGACATGATGCTGACTCACGACCTTCACAACATTGCCATCAATGGCAAGAAAGTGGGGTGTTCTGGTCATATTGCAAACCTCTTGAATGGAAAGTGCGTCTATGTAAATACCGAAAAAGCCATTTATCAGCCTCTGTCCGACAAGAACTTGGTTCGCTATGCTGCCGACATGAAGGATTGCTCCTCCATTGGTCTTGGCGTCATGGGACGCAACCAGTTTGTGACGGACGATGCTCTCGTACAAAAAATCATTGATATGCTCCACTAAGGAGCAGAAGGGAAAATACCATGAATAAGATAATCAATACCATTGTTAAGCTCCTCACCACATTTTTCGTTCTGACTATCCTTATGAGCATCAGTGCTTTGGCGCAGGATTTCAATGTCACCAATGTTGTGACGCTCTTCCTGAGTATTTACGCGCTGAACAAATGCTGTGGCATTCTGCTCAAGATGGTCAAGCCTTCTAAGCACAAGGAGGTCAAGCGTCGTGTATAAGAACTTCAAAGACATGGACGCGGAAACGCTCCACAAGATGTCTTGGGAGGTCGTTGAGGTCTTTGACAGCTACCTCTCCGGTCTTGGCGTTATGATTCCGTGTGATGATTTCAGTGAACAGAAGGAACGTGAAGAGGAAAACAGCGATGCTGCTCTTTACGGGACGGAATACTGGAATCTCGTTGACGGAATCGAGATGTGGTTCACATTATATCCGCTTCTGACGCAGGTTTATCCGAAACGCTTTATGGCTGCCTTCGATACCCTTTTGGACTCAAAAGGAATGAGCCGCTATAAGCCGCAAGGCAAGCAGCGCAAAACCATGAAAAGCAAAATCGATAAACTTTTGAAAGAAGAGGAGGATGCCGCATGAAAGGCTGGAACAGTTCTAAGCACCCCATTTTCACCGCAAACCAGATGCCTGCACCTGTCAAATGGAATCCCATGAGCGAAGACTGGAAGGCTTGGCTCGGCGAGAATCAAGTCTACCACGGCACATCTGGCTTCTCCAAAGAAGTCTTAGAGACAATGAAGAAACTGCATGACCATATTCTTACCTTCGGTGGAGATGAAGTCTGCATGACCACTTATGACGAGGACGCGCAAAAAATTCTCGACCGTGGTCAGTTCTTCTATGGCAGCAGCTACATGCGAAAAGGAGAACCGTGTCAGTGCCATTGCAATTCCGCTAATCTTTGGGATGCCAACAGAGGTCGCTGCTTCATTGCAACGGGCTATGCTCTCTCCGAAGATGGGCTTTGGCGCTCTCATTCGTGGGTCGTTCAGCCTATGCCACGCACCCTACGCGTGTGGGAAACCACCGTCAAGCGCGTCGCATATTTTGGCGTAGTTCTGACTGAGGAAGAGTGTGACCGATTCTATCGAGACAACGGCTAAAAATCAAAAAAGCGAGGTAACCATAATGAAAGATATCAGTATTTCTGCTATTGCAGATACATTGGACCGCTTTCGTCTGATGGACGACCCCTATGAGTGGCACGATAACGAAGGCGTGGAAAGCACGAAGGATATTGCCGAACATCTGTTCGATAACGAATATCGCAACGCCGTCGTTCGTGAGCTGGAAGAAAGGCTAATGTTCTACTCCTCGAATCCTGACCTGAATGGCACAGACGAAACCGGCAAAACCATGACAGAACAGTGCAGATTCATTTTGGACGGTCTTTCTACCGTTTTTGGTGAAAAAGCATAAACAAGGAGAAATCTAAATGAGTGAACGGCTTAATTTTTCCATAGACGGTGAGTTTCTCACCAATGTTGCCCGCGACTGGTTCTGGAACATGAACAAGCCGTATAAAAAGTGTGAAGAATTGTTATTCTCCTGCATGGAAGGCGGCGACAAAGAAGAAAAGCGTCGTGTCTGTCAAGACATCATTGAAGGGCGTAAGAAGCTCGTTGGTATCAATGAGTTCGAGCTTGTCGATGACAACACAAAGGTGCGCCCTTTAGGTCAAAAGGTCGAAGAACTTCAGCGCAAGATGCTGGTCAGTCAGATTCGTGAGGATATGATTGTGCATCCACTCAAGTACATCGACCGTTTCGCTATGTCATTCGATTATGATACGCTTTGTAAAGATGTAGAGCGTCATTATATCGATTATAGCTATGACAGCATCAAGGACTATGTTATTGGCGATGCGGGTTACACCGATGCCTTTAACAATGGTGCGTGGCTGCTCAACCGTCCTGACCTTGTGGCAGAATTCAACGGCGAACCGCTATCCGAACAAGAGTCTGCTCCTGATTTCTATAAGACCGGTTTTTGGGCAAAACTCTCGAACTGGATTGATGAGAATATGAAGGGGTCTTCTGTTGAGCGCCGTCAGCATCTTTACAGCCGTTATATCAATGATATGCCCATCAAGCATAGCCTGACCGAATACGGGCTAATTGCTCCTGATGGCACTTGGTATGCTTGTGAGTTTGGTGAGCACGCAGCTCTTGCCGGTCGTATCATTATGCGCAATCGTGAAGCGTTCGGTCTTTCTGACCATGAAGTTCTCGATATGGCGTATGACTGGAGCGGCAAGGGTCTCGACTACCTGTACAAGCGCGGCTGGATTGCGATTCGGAATCCTTCGATGGGCAATACATTCCTCGATATGGATGAGACTCGCACTGCAACCAAAGCGCAAGTCAACACCATTTTTGATTACATCAACAAATACCACCGCTATGACATGAATGTTTCTAAGGTCATGGCGGACTAATAGGGAGGAGTCCCCATGAAAAACGAAAATAACAATGTCGCGATTTGCGATTGCCTCAAGGCAGTCGTAAAGGATACCGTCAAGCACTACGCACGAGATTACAAAATCGATGAAGCGCGTATCAAACAGGCAGCAAAGGAAGTTGCAAAGACCGGCAAGCCTCAGACATTTCTCTGGTTTGCCCGCGAATGCGGCACCTACATGGGTCGTGAATCCGAGGTAATCAAGAGAAACACCCCGGCATACATGGCTTACAAATACTACAACGAGCAGGAGACTTCCGAGTCGAAAACCATCAAGGCATACCTCGTGACTGTCACGGGTATTGATGGCAAAACTCCCATCGGAACTGCCTGCCCGCTGAATTATGCAAAGGAATGCGACCGCATCCGCCGTCTGGCTGTCCCTGCCAACAATATGGCTATCGACTATGCCAAGGGTACGGTGACGCAGCCTGTCGGCACCTACGTCCTGTCGGAATACCCGAAGCTCGGTTCTATCCAGCAGGTCCGCTATCTGGCTGACGACGATGCCTCTCTGGAGCGTGCCATTGACATGCTCCATACCGCACGGGAAAAGAGAGGTGCTCGCTGATGGATGTCATGGTCAAAATGACGCACGATGAAGTGCAGAACAATTTGTGCTACGCACTGATTTGTGAGACGATGGAAGGCTCTCGCTGGAATAGTGGTCGCCGTCGCAGACTGTATAGCCAGACGTTTACCCGCAGCGAACAGCAGCGTATCTCTCACATCAAATCTACTGCCCACAAGTGGTATCTTGTCACTGGCGTACCCGAAAAAGTTCGCATGAGCTACGACAACTACTTGCTTTGGCAGCGTCTTGCAGCATTCTGCGCCGAAATCTAATCTTATCTGCCGTCATCCTTTTGGGTGGCGGCATTTTTTTGTTGCACGAATGTGCGAATCGCATAAAATGGGAAATGTACGATAGATAACAGTTATCGAAAAGGCATCCTGCCCTTCGCACACTTAACATTACGCTTTAGGCGGACTTCCCAATTTGGGCAGTTCGCCTTTTTGCGTATAAACAGAAAGGAAGTATCCCTTATGAACGAGAACGAAGCAACAATCAAGGTTAACCCCACCGATGACATTCAGTTCGTGCTGGAAGATTCCGGCTGCCACAATGAAGAAATCGAGGCCATGAAAACTGCCGGAACTTACGACGCTTTCATCCACAAAGTCTACAATGCCATCGACTGGTCTAACCTGTTTGAACGGATGACCCAGATGGAAAACGAAACGATTGCCAACGCTATCGATGAGGTTCGCAGTGCGCTTGCCGAGAGGAAGGATGTCGAGTGATGTTCAAAGAGTATGTTCGTCAAGACGAGTACATCATCACTGCCATTATCTTTGTCCGCAAGCTGCTGGATACTAAAGTCATCACTTTCAAGCTCTCTGATTCTCTTATTGTAGGGCTTGAAGGACTTGATGAAGATGGTGGACGCATCGTCTGTATTATGGTCAACGGCAAAGTCAATTACGCCTTGTCGGAGGCATTCAGCATGAAACGAGCCACAGACCTCAACCATTTGAAAGACTATAACCTGAAGCAGGAAGCTCCGCCGCATGTCTATGTAGCTGGCTACTGTGACACAGATACTTTCGAGTGGAAGATAGTCAAAGACCCTTATACAGACCTTCCCGGCGTTTCTCTCATTGAGACCGCTCTGGATGCGTCTCTCAAGAACGCATTTCTCTATAGGCTCAACGAGCTCGGCTACGCTTGCATCGTAACGGATTCCGACTATCTCGGCAATGACTGCACACCTATCGGGAATGTGAAGCTGAGCACAGAAGAAATCCGTGACATCCAAAAATCGCTGCAAAACGGCGATTACATCTACTAATGAATGAGAGACCACCTATTTCGTAAAGAATCCCACCAAAAAAAATAAATACCCACCAAAAAGAAGGAGATGTAAACCATGAACCTTTTTATCAAAGATGAATATGGTCACATTATGACTATCTCGCCCGAAGAGCTGAAAGAGAAGCTCGGTATCACATTTGACATCGTTGCACTTGGTATCGAAGTGAACAGCGGGGGAACTACCATCAAAGCTCAGTCTTACCCCAAGTGGAATTACAGCAATGGAAACCCGCCTATTGACATCTGCGTGGCTGCCAAAAGCGATGAGATGCAGGTTGCTTCGCTGACGCTCCCGACTCCCGATGTTCCCGCTCCTTTCATCTGTCTCTATGATGAGCAGGGTGAGGACGAAACGGAATGGTATGCCGGTGCCAGCCTTGCGCCTCGCAAAGAAAACGATACGACTCCTCATGTGGTGTTCGTTGACAGGCACTATGGCAAAATGGTTCCCGAAACGGATATCTTCGAAAACCGCTCGGAAATCAGCACACTTTCCTGCGCTACCAACAAGCAGCTCTTTGACTTCAAAGTTGCCGCAGCTCAAGAATAACATCTGACTATGCGGTCACCCTTTCGAGGGTGACCGCTTTTTTTGTTGCACATTTGTGCGAGTTGCGTACACTTTTAGATAGGGGAGGTGTACCCATTTGAAAATTCTTCGTACACAACAAACCGCTTCGGAACCGTCGTTGAAAGATGCTTTGCCGCTTGGTACTGTTCTTTCTGTTCGGGAACAGCCGGAGCAGAAATATATGATTATCGGATATGCAACTAACAACAGCCCGTTTGCGTACTATGCCGTTCCTTGGCCGCAAGGATTCATTGGCGAGGAGAGCTTATTCCTTGTCGAACGCTATGGAATCACTGCAATCAATGGGCGCGGTATCTACAATACGGAATCAGCATTGTTTTTGCAAGCGCTGGATACTGTTTTGAAGGGAGGAGCCACTAATGACAGTCAAAGAACTGAAACGAATGCTTGAGGATATAGATGACGACGCTATCCTGCTCACACGCAGCGCCTTAGAGCCGTCCGAATTCGAACAGCCTTCCGCAAGGGAACTTACTGTTGTAACCGTGCGTGGTCGTGTTATGCTGCCGCGCTGGGCGTATGCCTGTAACTTGGTTCCGGACGGTGCTCCGAAAAAAGCGGTTCTTATCGATTGAGGAGGCAGACATGAAACCTATCAATGAAACGCCTATCAGCTCTGATGCGGCATATGAGCGCGAGACGGTCATCAATTTTTGCGATGCCGAGAAAAAAGCATCCTACTATACTCGTAATCGGTCGCGCATGCAGGAATTACGCAACTTGGCAGCCGAATATCCTGATGATGTTAAGCTGACCGTCGACATGGAGGATTGCGTAGAAGCAGAATTGCCCAAGAAGTGGGTAAAGCTCCGTGCTCCCGTCAAAATGTCGGAAGAGCGCCGCGCTATTATGGTTGAGAACGGCAAACGCCTGGCAGCCATTGCAAAGGCAAAATTGGAAGAACGCAAAGCTGCTGCCACTCAAGAGGACTAAAGCCGACCGGCTTTAGATATATTTTCCCATAGACATGCAAAGGAGGAATTCACATGTCGTATTCAGAAACTGCGGCTCTGAATGCCATTTTCGGCATTCTTGGCACCTTTTGGCTGCTGGTTGTGGCGTATTTCGTCATCTCCATCATCGCCAATTGGAAAATCTTCACAAAAGCCGGACAACCCGGCTGGGCGGCCATCGTACCGTTCTACAAACAGTACATCGAGTTTAAGATTTACTGGGGTAATGGCTGGCTGTTCCTTGTCCCAATTGTGTTGGCAGCACTGGCGTTTGTACCGCTTCTCGGTCAACTACTCATCCTCGCCAACCTTGTCATCACAATTGTCACGCAGTACAAGAAGGCCGTTTCTTTTGGTCAAGGCGTTGGCTTTACCATCGGTCTTGTACTGGTCAATCCTATCTTCAACATGATTCTGGGCTTTGGTCAGTATCAGTATCTCGGCGTACCGCAAGATGGTTATTCCTATGACCAGTTGAAGAACAAGTACGATGAGCGCAAGGCTACGGCAGCTAACACCCAGACTGTCTACACCCAGCCGCCGCAGGATTATCAGCCGAACCAGAATGTCAGCTACCAAAACCCCAATACGCAGTATCAGCAGCCTCAGCAGCCGGTGTACCCTCAGCAGAGTTACCAGCAAGCTCCGCAACAGCCTACATACCCGCAGCAGGCTCCGGTTCAGCCGCAGGATAGCAACGGCATGAGCCAGCCTAAGCCTCCTGCGCAGAGCGGTCAGTAAAGCTATGTTAGTCATTGTGGTGGTACTGTTTCTGGTGGTCATTGTTGCAATGGCGCTCGCCTATCAGAAAGCGTCAATCTACTATTACGATGACCAGCAGAAATTCTTTCGACTTGCATTCACAATAACAGCAGTCGGTGCAGCGGCACTTTTCGTTCTATTTCTCGTTTCCGGAGACATGATTGCGGCGATGATTGCCGTCGGAAAAAGTTGACGAATGTTGCGAACTGAATACCATAGTATGTGAACGATAGATACCATACACCTATGTAACGCTATCATTCACATTTCTGCTTTGAGGCGGGCTTCCCAACCGGGAAGTTCGCCTTTTTGCATATAAGCCAAGAAGGAGTGTAATAAAAAATGCAAGCAAAAATCGTATTCAGAGGCAATAAGTGTTTTCGCGAATTCGACCTCAAAACAGTCGCGGAAAAACTAGACTTATCCATCGATGACTTTAACCACTTTGCGCTCGCTGTTGATGAAAAGAACGAAAAAACGGTATACGCATCGGTATACGCACAAGTTCCTTTATTCGAGACTCAATGCTCTGCCATCAATGTTTCCGGCTGGCTCTTTGACCGGGTTTTCAACTTGGTAGATGCCGAGCTCCCCAATAAAGAGCATCCAGACATTACAACGATGGTATATGCCGGTGACACTTGGTCCGAGCCCGAAGAATGGATTGCACAAGTAAATACCACCATTCGAGATGAAAACGATGACAGCCGTCATATCATTATCTTGAACGACAGCAATGTAACCCCCATGTGGATGCAAGACGATGCCATCCAAATTCCTACTGCAGCAACCAAAGAGCAGCTCGAAAAGAAGGACAACTATTTTACTTTCAGAAGCCTTTCTATGCAGCTTGCTGATGATGGCAACAGCAAATACTTCTCTTTCGATGAAAACAGCCAAACCCTATACGCAAATTGCCTTGAAGCAAAAGAATATGCCATGCGTCTTCTCCATACATATTGCAAAGGCGTAAAGGCAGTTACCGGCAAAAAGCAGGATGCCGATGGACACACGGTATATTGCATTCAGGGAATCTACAGCAAGCCTCTCAAAGCATCCTTATGGGATGAGGTCAGAGAGCATATCATCAAAACGAGAGACTATAAAAAGATGAACTGTGTCCTCGGCTATACGCCTGATGCTGTCACTAACCTTGACCTTCTGCGCTATGTACTTGACAAAGCAGCGGCGGTCTTGCCAGATGAACTTATCCGCAAATGGTACGCCGAAATGGATATTGAAGAATTTTAGTGGAATGGCCCCATTCCACTAAGTTCCTTCAATATCACAGGCGGATGTACTTTTGTACATCAAGATGACGAGCTGCACTTGTACGGTTTTCCCAGCTTACAACCATGCGAAGGCGTCATCTAGCCAAGGGAAACACAACCTCCTGCTTCGGCAGGGGAGACTTATCGTAAAGGAGGTGGCGTATATGTCCACTGTGTATGTGCTTAATAAAGACGGTAAGCCTTTGATGCCTACGACTCGCTGTGGACATGTACGCCATCTGCTTAAAGAGCAGAAAGCACGAGTCGTAGCATCAAAACCGTTTACCATTCAACTGTTGTATAAAACTAACGATGTAGTGCAGCCTCTATATTTAGGCATTGACCCCGGTAGAACCAATATCGGCGTTGCTGTTGTCAAAGCAGACGGCACGGCTGTCTTTACTGCACATCTGGAAACCCGTAACAAGGAAATTCCGAAATTGATGAAAAAGCGTAAAGATTCCCGTCGCGCAAGACGCACCAACGGTAGACGATGCCGCCGTCAACGGAGAGCAAAAGCTAATGGCACTATTTCCAAGAAATGCGTAAAGCATGATACTGCTCAAAATGGCAGCGTCAGCAAACGTGCAAAAGAAATTGGTGTTATCAAGCGCCATCTTCCGGGTTGTGAGAAAGATATACTTTGCATCGGCATCAAAAACAAAGAAGCAAAGTTCAGCAATCGCACAAGACCGGAAGGCTGGCTCACACCTACCGCAAATCAGTTGCTGCAAACACACATCAACTTGGTAAAGAAGATTCGGAAGTTTCTTCCTATCAGCGATGCTGTGCTCGAAATCAACAAATTTGCGTTTATGCAGTTGGATAATCCTAATATTCAGAAATGGCAGTATCAGCAAGGTCCGCTCTATCAAAAAGCAAACCTTGAAGAAGCCGTCTCTGAAATGCAGGAACACCATTGCTTGTTTTGCAAGAAACCCATTGCCCATTACCATCATGTGGTTCCGCAATCTGAAAACGGCAGCGATACCATTGGCAACATTGTTGGCTTATGCACAAAGCACCACGACCTTGTGCATAAGGATACCGCGTGGCAAAAGAAGCTTGCCAAAAAGAAAACCGGACTCAATAAAAAATATGGCGCTTTGAGTGTGTTGAATCAAATCATTCCGGCGCTGACGAAAGAGTTGAGTTCTCTTTTCCCGAAACATTTCTTTGCGACCAATGGTAAAAGCACCTACGATTACCGTTCAGCGCACGGCGTAAGCAAAGACCATTGGCTCGATGCTTATTGTATCGCTTGTTCTGTTTTACCAAATGATGTTTGCGATAGCGGCATCAACAATCGTGTGCCGTATGAACTTAAACAGTTCCGTCGCCACGATAGACGAGCACTAAATAACGAAAACATGAGCCGTGTGTACACGCTCAATGACAATGTGGTTGCCACAAATCGGCATAAAGCTACTAAGCAGACAACTGACAGCTTGGAAGAGTTTCGTCAAAACCATCCAGATGATGTTTGCAAGCTTAAAGTAAAAGAGCACCATCCAACATACAGAAACATGAACCGCAACTATCCGGGAAGCGTATTTCTTATCGGAAAGCAAGTTCATGTAATGCAAGGAATAGCGGGTTCCAAAGATGGGGAAGCAACAACATACAAAGATACTAACGCAAACTCAATAGCCGCCGGAAAATGCAAATTTGTTGCAAAGAATTCTGGCATATTGTTTGTGTAGCGTGAATTAAAAGTAGTAAAACCACGAAAAATCTTCAATAACCGCCGAAATACAAAACAAAAACACCAACAAAGCCAAAGCTTTGCCAACCGAATTTGTAAAGGAATGAGATAAATTTATGGATTTATACGAAATTGAGAGCAAAATCAAAGATTTGGAAGCATCCTACAATAAAGAGGCAGACAATCTTATGCAGGAGCTCAACGCCTACAAAAAGAAAAACCCGATTCTTCCTTTGTATGGAGATGACCCGAATGTCGACAAGATGATTGCGAATAAAAATCGAATCATCCGCAGCCAGTACACTCGCCGCGAAAACAAAGTCCACAAACTGTGGGAAAAGTTCTACGATGATGTCACGGACATTGTCACAGCAGAATATAATCTTCCCACAGATGTAGCCAAACTCGTTGTACAACAAGTGCGTGACAGGGATATAGGACGCAGCGAACTCACTTCTTATCTGGACCATTACGCAATCTTTGCCGAAGCGGTTTTGGACGCTGTGTTGTGAACCTCTTGCGAATCTGTGCGAAGTGACTAAAATTGTAGATGTACGATAGATAACAATAACCTACAAAGGCATTTTGTCTTTCGTACTTTTCATAATTTCGCTTGAAGGCGGACTTCCTATTTTGGGGAGCCCGCCTTTTTGCGTTCCATAACAAAAATCAGAAAAGGAGACAGAAAATGAACGACATTTGGAAAAACCTTGCCTCACGGCTCAGCGAAGCGGAAGACCTTCCTCGACGCCCTGACTACAGCACTCTGCCAAAGACCACAGATGTTATCGACGAAGAAAAGTCGGTTCGCTGGAACAGGGAAGAGGTTGAGCGCCGTAGAAAAGAGTGGATTGTGAAACGCAATACTTTGCTGCGCAAGAGAAACAATGCAGTAGGCGTTGTCCAAAACGACATCATCCTGCAAATCCAAAAGGAGCTGGAAGAAGAGACCAGTAAACCTGTCGACAAAGTGGTTGCTACACTTCTCTGGAATAAAGCCTATGAACGCGGCCACGCTGGTGGGTTCTATGAGATTTACGCAGCCATTGAAGACTACGAAGACCTTCTCACCACTGTACTGAAGGGTGGTTGGCTGGAATGAATCTCAACATCCGTCCGGGCACTTTCGTATGGAACTTGCACCGTAAACCAATTTCAACGGTGCAATGCTCGCTCAGCTTGATACAGCAGCTCAGATTCTCGGTGTAGAATACAAAAAAATTGACATAAGTAAATAATAGGAGACTCCTATGAGACTAGACGAATACCTTATTCGTAACGGCGTCAAGCTGTTTATCAATCCATTAACACCAAAAGGCGAACCATGTCAGACAAATAGCCTTGGTGCCTTTGATTACGCCGAAAACCTCGACAATGTCCTCGGCAAACATGTATGGATTTGCGATTATCGTGTCAATGATAAAGCAGTCCTGAAGCCGATTCGAGACGTGAAGCCTATGGAAGTCGTTATTGCAGACGCAAACAACTGCAAAAAGACTATCTACTATTCGCCGGTCTACTTTCAGCCGGTGAAGGGGAAGAAGGTTCTTTCTACCGTTATCGCCCCAATCGACAATACCGGCTACCGTTGCAGCCCCGGCGTTTCTGTTAATATCTTTGACACTAGGGAAGAATGTGTTAAGTGCTATCGGGAACAGGTTCGACAGGCAGACGAGATTTATGAGAAAGAGAAAGCTCGCATCATCAAAGAGTTCGACGCTCGCATGCAGATTCTCAATGATTCTCTCACACCGTTCAAAGATGTCCCGCAGAGCGATTACACGGTAACTGTTAAAGCTGATGCCACAAACAATGACCTGCCTTACAGTGCAAAAAACCGTGGCTATCGTTACGAAGTGTCTAAGAGCATGACGCCTGAAAAGTACGCTATTGAGAAGTTCAAAAGTTGTGTACTTCGTGACCTTGCAGACGAACTTCGTGCCAATACCCAGTGGAAGCGTGGCGCACCTATCAGTCTGACCTTCGTCATGGACATCTATGTTGATGGTATGCGAGATATCACTCAGACTGAAATGATGCCGCTAACACTCACCTTGTAAAAATCGCAAAAACAAGTTAAAATAACATTCAAAGAAAGAAAGGGATTTGCTTTATGAAAACGATGGAACTTGCTGCCTCTATTATCGATGTCTTCGAGGATTACCTCTCTACTATCGACAAGGTCATCCCTTGTGCTGACTCCGATGATGAGAAAGACCGTGCTGAGAACGATAATGCGGCCGCCATCTATGGCACCGAATACTACGCTCTGGAGGACACTATCGACAGCTTCCTGCAGGACGACCCGTATGACCCCAGCGCCTATGTCGACAAGTGCCTCGATGCTTTTGATTCTCTGCTCGACGAGAAGGGGATGAGCGATGACAAGCCGCAGGGTGAGAGCCGCGACAAGATTCGTGACCGCATCTACCACTTGGCTGACAGTGAGAAGGCTGCTAATGATGAGAAGACGCATTACGCGAGTCTCTGCGCCAAGGCAAAGGCTTGGAGCGCCGCCTACTATGAGCAGGATGCCCCGGCAGTTACGGACGAAGAGTACGATACCGTGATGCACGAGATTCGTGACATCGAAGCCGCGCATCCGGAACTCGTCACCTCCGACAGCCCCACGCAGGTAGTCGGCGGCAAGCGCGTCATCGGCATTCCGGTTGAGCACCGTGTTCCAATGCTTTCTCTTCTGGATGTCTTCTCAAACGATGAAGTGCGCGATTTCACGGCTTCTGTGGAGAAGGAATATCCTGATGCCACCTTCTCTATTGAGCGCAAAATTGACGGCCTGAGCCTGTCTCTGGTGTACGCTAAGCCTGCCGGTTCTTACGGAAAACTGCGGCTCGTACAGGCGTCCACTCGCGGCGACGGTCATGTTGGAGAAGACGTGACAGCGAATGTCATCGCACTCAGTTGCCTGCCTTACAGCATTGAACTCCCGGAAGGCATCAACAAGATTGAGCTGCGCGGTGAGTGCTACATGTCCGAAAAGGATTTTGAGACGGTCAATGCAAAACAGGCAGAAGCAGGGAAGAAGCTCTTCGCCAATCCCCGCAACTGCGCTGCCGGTACGCTGCGTCAGTCTGACCCGGCTGTCGCAAAGGAGCGGAACCTGAAAGTGTTCATTTTCAATGTGCAGAGTGTCAATGACGGGGAGGATTCCTCTGAGTTTGCTGACTCTCACTGCGACCAGCTTTGCTATCTGCGCGATGTTTGCGATTTCAAGACCACCTACTACGCGCATTGCAATGACACCAACAGTATCCTCGCCGCTATCCGCGATATCGGGGAGCATCGGTATGATATCGATTATCCCATTGATGGCGCTGTCATCAAGGTAGACGAAATCGACATCCGCAAAAAGATGGGTGAGCGGACCAAAACTCCTAAGTGGGCTATTGCTTTCAAGTATCCCGCCGAAGAAAAGGGAACTATCCTGCGCAGCATTCAGTTGCAGACTGGTCGTACTGGTCGTGTCACGCCTGTCGCGGTCTTTGACCCCGTCCAGCTTGCCGGAACCCGCGTAGAGCGTGCAACGCTCAACAACACAAACTTCATCAAGGCGCTGGACATCCGCATCGGCGATACTATCGTCCTGCACAAATCCGGCGACATCATCCCGAAAATCACAATGGTGGAGCTGGAAAAGCGTCCTGCAGACGCTGTGCCTTATGACATGGCAAAGCAGGTCTGCCCCGTTTGCGGTGCGCCTATCGTGCCCGTCAACGGTTCTGTGGACCTGTACTGCACGAACGACACCTGCCCTGCAAAGACCGTGAATCGTGTCATTCACTTTTCCTCAAAACCCTGCATGGACATCAAGGGACTTGGTCCTCAGATGATTCAGGACTTGGTTGACAGCCGGTTCATTGAGAGCCCCGTTGACCTTTACCAGCTCTATGAGGAAGAAAGTGAGCTGACCGACATGTATGGCGCGAAGATTGCCAAGAAGGTTCTTGCTGCCATCGAAAAGTCCAAAGAGCAGAATGCCGACCGTGTCCTCAAGGGTCTTGGCTACCGTCTCATCGGTGGTCATGTTGCTCGTGCGCTGTTTACTCAGTGCAAAGCCACGAACGGCAACCTCCTGACACTGTCAACGCTCAATGTAGATACCATCAAGGAGTGCAACATTCCCGGCTTCTCCGATGCCATCTATGCTGCGCTCGATGCGATGCTTTCCAGCGCTGAGTTCAATCAGGAAGTCAATACCTTGCATGATGCCGGTGTCAATCTTGACTACCACGCTCCCGCCGGTGCCAATGATGAGTCTGCGCCACTCGCTGGCAAGACATTCGTTATTACCGGTACACTGCCTTCTATGAGTCGCGATGAAGCCAAAACTTACATCGAAACTCATGGCGGCAAAGTTTCCAGCAGTGTTTCCAAGAAGACGAGCTATCTCGTTGCAGGTGAAGCTGCCGGTTCCAAGCTCGATAAGGCAAACGCTCTGGGCGTGCCTGTTCTGAGTGAGGATGACCTCAAAGCAATGTGCCAGTGAGGAGGTCTCGGTATGTACGACTTTGACCGCATCGTAAAGGCTGCGGAATCTTGTGATTTCCACGACGCATTTGCCTCTGACATTAAGCGCTGTGAAAATGCTCTTGGTATGGGTGGTCTCATGGGAATCAATGCCGAATGCTGGCTTGATATTCTGAACGCCATGCCGGACGCTGAAATTGCAGAGTATGTCCGCACCAAGTATAAGCCCGGCTTCTTGAATCCGTTCAAGGGGACTTCCTTGTATATTAAATCCTGACCTACTTACCGTCCACCCTTCACGGGGTGGGCGGTTTTTTTGTTGATATAATGTGCGAATTGCGTACAATAAATAATAGATTTCAAAAAAGAAGGTGTTTGAAATAATTCATCACGACGTTCCAATCACGGAGAATATGCAAAAGTGCATTGATTACATTAAAAACAACGAACCTGAAATTGCGGAATATGTAAACTCTCTTTTTCTTGCTCGAAAGGATGAAATTCAGAAACAGCTTTTGGAGTATATAGCAGGTCAATTAGACCCAATTCCTCCGCATTTCGAGTGGCGATACGTCGGCTGCCCATATGATTATTCTGGTGCGTTAGTAGAACAAGGGAAAATTTCTTTGAATCAGTCTGTTGAGGATTTTCTTGAAAATGAGTACACAGGTACAAAAAGTGCAACTTTTGAATCTCATTATGGGTTTTCTTTCGACACTTATGGAGACGATTTGTCTTCCGAATCCCTAAGCATCGGATTCGTAATCATGATTGACGGAATTAAAGATTATGTAGAAAGTCACACAAAAATTTCTTTTCAACAATTCTCCCAAGAAGAATTTTTAATCATACGAACCGAATGCAATAAATTTGACCCAATATACGACGAGTGCCACGCCAGCGATTTCTTCTGGGCTGCTTCTGCCGTAGAATTTGCTGGTATCAGCAGTATGACATTGAAAGAAGTTTTAGATACTCAAAAAATATAATATCAATAACTGTTTTCATCTTATTTGCTGTTCACCCCCCACCCACAGGGTGAGTGGCTTTTTTGCTTTTTATTGCGAAACAAGGATAATTAGAGAAAAATACAGGAGGGCCACCATGACAAAACGATTCTCATTGGACGGCACACAGTTAAAGTTTTTGGCTCTGCTGTTCATGCTGATTGACCACATTCATTACTTCTTTGAATTTACCGGAGCTATCCCGGAAGTATTTTTCATAATTGGACGATTATCCGCCTACTTATTTTTGTTCTGTATGATAGAGGGATTCAGACATACGCGTTCCAGAACGAAATACTTCTTACGCATATATGTCCTTGCTGCGGCAATGGGATTCATATACCACCGGATGTCTTATCACGGTGTCTTCGTACGCAGTGATGGATTCTATCCCATCAACGGCATTCTTCTCAACCTCGTCATTTTGTGTATTGTTTGGCAAGGGATAGACTGGATGAAAGCCGGATATTACATAAAAGGTTTTTTCTTCAGCTTTGCACCGTTTTGCTACGCACTCATTGCAAGAGGATTCACAATGCGTAATTCAACCTCTCACCTGTTTATATTTTTCAACCACACCTTTCTACCAAACATGATTTATCTTGTAGATGGAGGATTACCGTATATCATAACAGGCATTGTCTTATACGCTTTCAAAGAAAACCGAAAAGTGCAAGCTGTTGCATTCGTAATTTCCTCTTTTATCATGCAAGTCCTTTTCAGAGGTTGGGTGTCAGCAGTTACTGACCCAACTTTCGCATGGAGCCAAATGCTTACAGACATATCTTACTGGCATTGGTTCAGCATCTTCACGGTATTCATCTTCCTTATGTACAACGAGCAAAAAGGAAAAGGCTGCAAACAGCTTTTCTACTGGTTTTATCCCGCGCACATTTATATTTTATACGAAATATCGTGTATTTTGTGTATCTCAAAATAAACTTGCACTCGTGTAACATTCCGTGCAAGTTGTAGTTGACGGAACTTGCGAACTGCGTATGATAGGTGATGTACCAAAGATACCATTTCACTTTTCATTTTTAACATTCCGTTTTTGCAAGGACAGTCCTCTTTTGAGGCTGTCCTTTTTTATTTTGCAAAAACGGACACACCGCTGTGGAGATAACATCAAGAGCAGCACCCTTAAACTATCATGAATAACACGAACATGAACGAAAAAGTCATCGCCATTTGCCCTGATTGCGGTTGCGAATACACAACCACAAAAGCAAACCTCGTTAAATTTGCACAGCGCGGCGAAACGGCCTGCCCTGCTTGCAGATTCAAAAAAGTCAAAGCCCATAAGGATGTTGATGCATCCAAACCTGAAACGCATCACCGCAAAAAGCTCGTCCTCGGAGTCAACGATTTGGCTACCAAGTACCCTAAAGTTGCTGCTATGTGGAGTCCCAAAAACACAATTCGCCCCGACGAAGTTCGCTGCGACAGCCCCAAAAAGGTGATTGTTGTGTGCCCTGACTGTCATGCAGAGTACACAACCAGTATCATCTCTTTGGTCAAAAGCGTCAAAAGCGGGACCTTCACTTGCCCTGTATGCCGTGGCATGAAAGTTGTTCCCGGAACCAATGACTTAGCAACTACCTCTCCTGCTGTGGCAAAAATGTGGAGCGACAAGAACGCTTTCTCCCCGCGTGAAGTAAGCGCCAATAGCTGCAAGAAGGTCGTCGTTGTATGCCCTGATTGCGGTGAAGAATATGTCACCCGCGTGGATTCTCTTGTCCGTTGCATCAACAACGGCATCCACACTTGCCCCTGCTGTGCTCACCACAAATCCATCTCCGGCAACCTTGGGCTCGAATATAACGGGCTCATGACGAAAACAATGAATGATGGCTCGAAAGCAACTATCGTTCGTATCATCAGCACAAATGCTGTTGATGTTCGGTTTGAGGACGGGTTTGTTCTGAAACATTCCCGTATGACCCAGTTCAACAACGGCACACTGAAAGGTCATCGCGCAAGCGCCATCAGCTACTAAGTTCAATACTTACAAAGAAAAGCTTTGAAGAATCCTATCCTGCTCTCCGTCATCAACTCTCTGAAGACGATGAATCCCGAAATGTATCCGCGTGTACTCGCTGCAGCCGAGGAAAGCGCCGACATGAAGGAGTTCAACGCTCGTCTGCGGATTCTGCTGGCAGAGTAAAGCAATCTCCTTAATAGAGTAGCTCAATCCTATTGAACGCAAAACTCAGTTGTCTTTTTACATAGATAGCATTTCATGCCGTTCACCCTTATGGTCCAAACTTTGCAAAAGAAATTGCAGAACTTATTATCCATTCTGTTCTAGCATGCTCTGCAAATCCCGTTGCCGCCTAAACACATGAAAAGGAAGTGTCCAGACAAATGAAAATTATCAAATCCACCATCATACTGTTCGTTGCGGTTCCCGCAATGGCTGTTTATGCCTTGTATGAAGCCATCAATGCGCTGGCAATCGAAATCGACTTGGTGCGCATCCGCGCCATGACGAATTGCTGCCGCAAGTTTAAGACTATATGACGAAAAGCCGTCTGCCTTCGGGTGGGCGGCTTTTTTTGCAAAAAAGTGTTGACGAGGATTGCGAACGGCATACAATAGAAAGCGAACGATAGATACCACTTTTTACTTTCCTAGGTTTCACATTCCTCTCTTTGATTAGGGCGGACACTCCGTATGAGTGTCTGCCCTTTTTCTTTTTGAGGCTTTTCGCAGATATTTCTGCGTTTATATAAATCCGTTTCAGCATACCTATCACCGAAGGAGGGATAGCTTATTCGTCACACCCTTGCAAGATTTTGCACGTACGCGCTGCGTTAATGCGTTCCGTAAACAAATCATTAGAATTGCCTTTAAGGAGGGCTGAAGTTATGAATATCATGAATGAAATCCATGAAGGAAATACGGAAGCGATGTGGGAGCTCGAAGAGCTTGAATGGGAATACTATGTGTACCTTCGTAATCTTCTTGATTTGCCTATTTATCCAATCCGTTAAAATGCGTTCCGAAAAAATACTATAAAGGAACCTTTATATCCAGCATTGTCGTGTGAACCTCGACGAATTTCGCGTTGAAGAATCACCCACTGACCTTGATGGTGCTCGCAATGTTTGCGTCACCCTCGACCACATTGGTGACCACAACGAGATTCCCATCCTGAATGTATCCGCAGATGATGTGAGCGGTAATACCCTCGAACACTTCTACGAATATCTCTGGGTAAACAGTGGGTATGTTGCATCCCGCTCTAAAGATGTTGTTACCATTGATAACGCCCTTTGCCGTGTGCAGGAGCGCGTTATGGCACAACACTTTGCCGAGTTTGGCGTCAACGGAAGAAGCGCAAAAGCTGTATTCCATCTTTCTGCGCATGATAAAGGACATGTACTGGTCAACGAAATTGCCGAAAAGCTCCAATACCCCAAAAAGACGGATTTTCTGAATCTTTACTGGGCATATGAGGACAGCAAGCGCAGTTTTGCTTTGGCACGTTAACACCACGTCACGGTGTTTTGAATAGATTTTCTGTCTCGGCAGACGTACACGCTGCGTTAATGCGAAACTTAGTACCAACAACAAGGTACTTATTAAATACATATCTCAGCCGTGTGTCGCCACGATAGTGCATTAAACATAGATGTTCCCGCCGCGTTCCGCCACGTAAGAGCAATTTATATATAGATACTACTTCAAGAGGGAGGTGCGCTTTGTGCGTATCCATTACATATTTTAGGGCTTGATTGCCCTTTAAGCACCCAAACTCGATGGTCTTATCCAAGATTGCTTCTAGCTGCAGTATGAAGTAGCTTTGAATAGACTGTTGGGTTTGTTAAGCCGCTCGCCTTTTGGCGGGTGGCTTTCTTTTTTTACAAAAAAGTTGTTGACGACGCTTGCGAACTGCATACAATAGAGAACGAACAATAGATACCACTTATCCTTGCCATTCACATTCCATCCAAAAGGGCGGACACTCTCAGAGTGCCTGTCCTTTTTCTTTTTGGACAAAGGTAAAATTGCGACATAAGGTTCGCACGTTAAACACCACGATACGGTGATTTGAATAGATACCAACTGCTGTAATCAGCACGTACACGCTGCGTTAATGCGAAACTTAGTGCCCACAACAAGGCACTTATTAGATACACATCTCAGCCGCGTACCGCCGCGATAGTGCATTAGAATATATCACCAAACAAAAATACAAAAATTCGAAGGGAGACTTTCTTATGATTAGAAGATTTTTTGAAGCCATAGTTTAGCGAGTAGACACTTTTATCGGCAACCATGAAGATAAAGCCAAAGAAATTGCAACCGATATCGGTAGAGCTATCCGCGATATTCTTTAGGTGTTGCTGAGTAAAGAAGGTGTTCTGCTCGCGTTCTTGACCGAACAAGTCAAACTTAGCAAGTATGCGATATTCACCATATGTGCTGTCACAGCGGTCATGACCGTTGCTTTTCTGCTAAAGCACTTTGCCGGAAGGTATACGCATATCAAATCATTAGCAGAAAGTTTTCTGTCTGCAGTTGACATCAAAGGTGTGCTAAAAGATACAGTCACCGAATATGTTAAAACCAAGTGCAAGACAGAGAAAAAAGAAGAATAACAACATACGCTCCGTTTTATGGGGCACGCTATGGAGATGATTTCAAGAGTAGCGCGTCTGCCCCACGAAACGGGGCTTTATTATGAAGAAAAATACCACCACAAAAATTCATGTCGGCATTACCGACAACTATTTCAATGCCCTCTCCAAACAGAACCTACCGATGAGCAGTGCTGCCTGTGAGGTTGAGGACAACACAATCTCCAACAGCAAAGGTCCCATCAATTCGCTGGTTGCTGTTGAAGAGGGTTCTGTAAAGGGTATGCTTGCCCTGATTTTTGCTGATTGGGGCAAAGGCATGACCATCGAGCGTCTCGAAGAAAGCGTTCAGCTTGGTTCCCGCCACACTGATGAGGGTCCTCTGTGCATCCACGGCGTTGGTTTGAACAACTTCCTGCTGGTCGCCACTCGCAACAAGTACCCGTGGTTTATCGCCACGCGTAAACCGGGCGAGAAGACCTACCATCGCATCGACGGTCCTTTCTCCACCACGATGGAGATTACCGAGCAGAAGGAAATTCCTCTGGAGAACATCGTGATGCGTGATGCCTACAAGAGCCTCGGTGCCCCGTCCACCATCATCTATGTTGAGATGGACAAGAGCACGGCGAGCACTATGCTCACCACCTCTGGCACTTGCTCTCCCAGCTTGGTTCGCAACACCAATATCATTCGTCGCTCTCTTGCAGAGCACTTTGGCGTCAAGTACCGCAATTACTTGGCACCCGATGATTCCGGTATTGCACCCGCCCGCATTCTGATTCCCGATTATCAGATGGCGAACGGCAAGGTTTGCGATGTCTTTGTGAAGCCAATCTTCCCGCGTTACAAGACGAAGGAGGATACCCGCTACATCAATGTCGATTACGATGGTCACACTATCCCGTTGACCGTTGATGTCGGTTTGATGGACATCGTTGCCACCCAGAAGGGCGCTGTCACGGGCGGTTACAGCCTGAAGCACTACTATCAGGGCAACATGGCAACGCAGGGCGTTGACATCCAGCTCGGCAACCGCGTCATTGCAACTGCTCAGTTGGATACCATCTGGGACCGTGCCCGTCATCCGTCCTTCAACCATTTTGTTGGTACTGTTGCCATCGATATCTCTGACCTGCCGCGCGGATTCTTGAACACGTTGCCCAACAAGTCCAACATCGACTTGAGCGATAATGGGTGGCGTGCTATCTTCGACGCTATCAAGTCTGAGGTATCTCTGGTTGAAGACTCTTCTTGCCCTCTTGAGGTCTATGCAAAGAAGTTTGCGGAAAACCTTGAGAACAGCACCGGCAACAAGGTTGAGCTGCAGTTCCCCGTGTATGCCAATCGTACGCGTATCGATGTTCTGGAGTATCTGGACAATGACCATTGTGTCATCCACGACTTCATGTCGGCTACCGCAAACCTGAAGGCTGTCGCAGAGCTTCGCACGCACTGGGATGGCATGGTTGCTCAGGGCTGCCAGCCTGTTTCTGCTACCATGTACTGCCCCAAAATCGGTCCGATGCTCAAGCACACCTGCGATGAGCTGAATACCCTTATTCAGTCCATGAACGATAAGGATTTTAAGGATGCCTGGGCTGCCGCGAAGGGAGATGTGGCAAAGATGCCTCATTACAGCTTTGCTGTTGAGGTTGACAAGAATATCCCCGACAAAAAAGCCTAACCAATAAAGTCACTAGCCGCCTGCTTTTCGGAGCAAGCGGCTTTTTGTGTAATTGATTATTTTTACGAAATGTGGTATAATACAAGCGCCGAGAGGAGGGCTTGTGCAATGAAAGAGCAAAGATATTCCGACCACGAAATTATCTATATGCAGGTCCGCCTGTACCACCTCGCCTGTGAAAAGTGGGATGCAACACCAAAAGAAATTCTTGCAATTTTTAAGAAAAACAATTTGTTCTTGAAAATTAAAGAATGCTATGATTCGTTTCATCTCTACGGCGATGAGGGTGTCCTTGAGGACCTCTTCCAAATGATAGAAGGGGAAAAGCCAAAATGGAAAACAAAGTAATTCTCTATCATACGAGTTATTGTGTAGTAAATGAACCGAATCTTGAATTGTGCAGTGACAATCGAGATTTCGGTAAAGGCTTTTACCTCACATCTTCTTACATTCAAGCACGACGATTTGTTAAAACATCTTTAAGAAAAGCAAAGATGGAGAAATTCATTGACGAGAAGAAAACCACCGAATATATCAACAAATTTGAGTTTGATGTCACACTGTTGAAACAGCTAAAAACACATGAATTCGCAGAAGCAAATCGAGAATGGCTACATTGTGTCGTCGCACATAGACGTCGCGATGTATTTCAAGAACTAATTCCCATGTATATGTCATATGATATAATGATTGGCAAAATTGCTGATGACCGTACAGGTCCAACAATTTTCACCTATATCAATGGGCAATATGGCGAAATTGGTTCTGAAGAAGCAGACAGTCTGTGCTTGCACTTTTTAATTCCAAACAAGTTTGAAGACCAGTGGGTATTTCGCAGCGAAAGCGCCATATCTCATCTGAAGTTTTTGGGGAGTGACGAAGTATGTCTACTTTAAAACAATATCAACAGAGCCTTAGCGTAGACAATGTTCTTGCCATGACCATTGAAGACTTGTCTAAAAAGTATAACATCGAATATTCCGATATGTGCGCACAATTTCTTGAAAGTGATGTGGCGCAAAAGCTATCCGAACCAGATGATACTCTTTGGGCATTTGGTCCCGCTTCCATCATCGAATGGTATGAAATCGAACAGCGAAGCAAAAAAGACTCTCCCGACACACCGCAATAAACCCATTCACGCCGTCTGCCATTTGGTAGACGGCTTTTTCTTTTTGTCTCAAAATATTTTGTTGCAGAAACTTGCGAATTGAGTAAAATTAAATTTATCGAAAGGATGTGAGCCACCTTGAAGCGCATCGAAACATTACTCGAAAAAATTTCCAGCACAGGACTTATTCTTTATATGGCCGGTATCATCAGCCTTATTGCTTGCGCTATTGCTACTGTTGTGAAAGCTATGACATGGATAGATATGCTCCATTATGCAGGGTGCATCTTTGGATGTGGCTTCGCATTGATGGCAGTTGGCGCTATTGGGCTTGCTCTTATTGGCAAGGCGGAACGCAAACGCTTAACAAAGAAAAACTGAGAGGAGAGCGCAAAAGTGCAAACACATAGAAAAGCTGTTTCATTTGCAGCTTTATTGATGGCAGCCTCTGTGCTTCTCACGGGCTGTGCATCTCAAGAAATTCAAGCTCGCAAAGCAGCCATTGCCGCAGCATCTGCGACACAGCCGGAAGAAACACCTGCTCCTACGCTGAAACCGACTGCTGCACCTATTGACCGTTGGTCACTGCTTGATAATCTTCCAGATTTTGCTGTTGGAACACTTCCTGCACCTATTATTACATGGGTGGATGGCTTGCCGCTTGGCGAAAACCCGCTGACATATGAGGACGGTCAGCACATTGACGGCTTGTTCTCTAATGCAAGTGGGGGAAGCATCCAGCTTTCCGATGTTTCTGTAGAAGACCTCAAAGACACTCCTGTCAATGTTCGCATGAACATGACACTATCTGTTCTGGACGATACTGCTACTCCTACAAGTAATTCTTCGGATGCTTCTTCTGATACGAGCGTTACAGATTTCTGCCTGCATACAAAAGGCTCAGACGGAGGACAGGCGTTCTACTACCAGATTGGATATAACGGCGACTACCCGATGGATATTCTCAATGGTGCTTTAGCGATTGAAAATAATCTGACATTTGGGGAAGCCTTTGACAATGGTTTGTATTACTCCTCCGCAACACCGGACGAATTTGCGGGATATCCGGAAGAGGGAACACCAAAAGACCAAATCAATTTCCTATACTCTACATTTGGCACACCATCTGGTTTGTACTGGGCCGACAATGTAGATGGAGTACAGTATGGGTCATTTGAAGAATTCCGCGATGCAGAATATGACAAAGACAACGGAGCCAAACACTTCTATCTTATCTGGAATTTCGAAAAATGTACAATTGCTGCTGCCTGCTCTGACGATTTTAGTAATCCGGATGTTCTCGGCACCACCATCAATGAAATCTATGAATTCCCGATTCTTACCGGCACTGACTATGTCAAAGAAAGCACCAATAACTTCTTCTGGGGCTATCTTGGCTATGGCGATGCTCCTATCCGCTTGATTGGTCTATACGCAGAAGTTCCTGCTTCAAAAGTTCCTGTAATTGAAACGGAACCTGCATCAGAATCAGCAGCGAATGCAGAAACACAATCCAATAATGACGATTCGGTAGCTGAAACCACACCTGACAGTGAAAATGCGGATTCCGCAGCTGATTCCTCTTCTGAGGTTACGGAGGGCAATGCGGCTTCTTCCAAATCAGAAACAACATCCAGCACAACCTAAAATAAATCCTTGCGTATCTGTGCGAACTGCATATTATGGTAAGTGTACTACAGATACCAAGCAAAACACTATTTAGTTTTCACAGTTCTGAACTTTTGGCAGACTTCCCTAGTAATAGGCAAGTCTGCTTTTTGTTTGAAATTGAACTCTAAAACGCACTTTGTTGCATCTGAAAAGTACAAATTTTATGTTTTTAGGAGTGTAATAGCATGGACAAAACAACTGACAACGCATACCTCGAAACTCTCGGCGCTGTAGACTGGGATACTTTCTATCAGGAAAAGATGGCACTTCAGAACATCACCGATTACCTGCATCGAAACAAAGAGCAGGAAAACGGCATGTTTGGTCGCGCCGCCAACTGGATGGAAGGTATCCTCACTATGATGGACAATCTCGGCGACGCGGCAGAAGACGAAGGTGATTTCGTGTACCCGGAGCGTGACGAAAATGACCGCTGCCTCGATAATCGCTTCAATGATGTTCTTGACCGCTCACCGGATGCTGCAATGTAAGCCGCGAAAAGGAACCGCATTATGCGTATCCAAAGAGACTGCACATTAAAAAGTACCAGCAACAACGACAAACGACTTCAGTATGTACTGGGGCACAAAGGAAAACTTCACATTAGCAACGGACAGCCAATGGTGTTTGTTGTTGGTGATGCTGAAACTCAATGTAAGTTAACAACCGCACCGATTCAGCGTATCGGCATCGTCGGAGGCAACATTCTTGTAAAAACCGTCATCGGTACAGAGTACGTCTTCGATATGCACTGACACGCACATCTATCCACCGCAGTTGTTGTTTCTGTAAAAAGAACTTCAACTGCATTTTTTGTTTCATTACCGAAGGAGGGTAAACTCATGAATCTTATTCAGTATGCGTCTAAAAAAGAGCGTGTTCATGTTGAGCAAATCATCCGTGAGCAGCCTGTTCTGAAAGACGCTGACAATGTGACAATCAAAACAATCTCCGTACGCAAGAGCCTCGGCCTGACGATGGATGTCTTTGCACCTGCCGCAGTTTCCGATGAGCCACTGCCGGTTCTCGTCGACATTCATGGCGGCGGGCTGATTGCGGGGCGGAAAGAGCAGAACCGCAACTTTTGCATCCGAATGGCGCAGAACGGCTATCTGGTGTTTGCTCCAGACTATCGTCTCGTCCCAGAAACGAACATTTTTGGACAAATTTCGGACGTTCTGGAAGCTCTCTCTGTCATCGAAGACCGCGCCTCGGAATTCGGTGGCGATGTGCGGAACTTGTTCGTCGTGGCCGACAGTGCCGGTGCTTTCTTGGCATCTATGGCAGTCGCCGCGATGCATAATCCCGCAGAGATGCAGACAGTCATCAGCCGCCTTGACAGACGTATTCCTCATAAGGTACAGACACTCCGCGTGGGCGCTATGGCGTTTCAGAGCGGGATGTTCTATATCTACAAAGGAAAAGTTGGCCTGCTGGCTGACAGCTACATGGAGAGAGACTGGCGCAAAAAAGATTACGCCGCCGTTATCCAACCGGAATTCTACTCCAAGCTGCTGCCTCAGTGCTTCCTTTGCTCTGGCAAGGATGACTTCTTAAAGAAGCAGACAATGCAGTTTAACGAACTGCTCGAAAAGGATAGCCGTACCCACAGGTATGTGTTCAGCAACGACAAGGGAGCCGACCATGCCTATGCTGCACTCCATCCGGAAACGGCATGGGGCGAAATGGCAAACACCGAAATGTTGGTCTTCTTTTACCGCTGCAAACGTTGAGAGGGGGAAACTCTATGACACGCGAAGAGTATATCAAAAATCTGAAGAATCAAGGCAAAGTCACTGTCAAAGACCTTGCTGAGCTTCTTACATTCACGCTCGATAAAGGCAACGAGCTGATGTTTGAGGATGACCATGTTGAAGTTTACATCCCCATCAACTTCGATGTCGACAAGGTTTTTGGCTTTGATGTCTGCAAAACCGACAATGGGGATTGGGTCAACCTGTACCTTTGCTGGTATCCGAGCAAAGACGCCTACGATACCAAAGTCAAAATGTACCTGTACTACTGTAACAACTCCACCGATGACGATGATTTCGAGCTGGAAGTTGCTTTGACGTGGGGTCAGCACAATGCGATTTTGCAGCGACTCACAGAACAGTATGAGAAAGCCTATGCCTCTACCATCGAGAAGGACTGGGATGAGTACCTTATTGACAGTGAGGTAGACGATTATCCAAACGAAGACGAGGAGGAATAACTTGTGAATATCAACCACTATGCGCTTCGAAAGGAGCGTGAGATACAAAAATTCATCAATAAACTGCCGCCACTCAATGCGGCAGCCGTAGGGATGGGAAATGATAAGCGAATCACTCACAACATCCTTATGGGCTATCACAACAATCATCTTCCCATTTCGGTTTTTGTGCCAAAACATAAAGAAAATGGGGAAAAGTTTCCCGTTATCATCGACATCTACGGTGGCGGGTTTGTTGCGGGGCGAAGCGAACAAAACAAGTGCTTTGGTGCATGGTGCGCCGAGCATGGGTATTTGACCTTTATCCCGGAATACACTCCTGTTCCCGAGACGAACATTTTCGGGCAAATCGGAGATATTCTCAAGGCATTTGAGGCTATCGACTGCCTCGCCGACAATTATGATGGCGACAAATCCAAGATGTACCTTGTGGGCGACGGTGCAGGCGCGGCACTTGCATGCTTGACCTACGCTCTCATTTGGCATCCTGTTTCCATGCGTCATTTGGATGACGAGCTGCCGTTCAACATTCCTCAAAGCGCAAAACTTTCCTTTCGGGCAATGTGCCTGCAAAATGGAATCTTCACGCTCACTGACGGAAAAACAGCTGCTATTACGCCATATCTCATGGAAAAGGGCTGGCAGAGAACAAGCTATGCGCCTTATGTATCACCAAAGACCTACGCCAAAATGCTCCCGCCGTGCTTCCTTGTGACCGGTATTTCCGATTCGCAAAAGAAAGATACGAAACGGTTCAGCAACTTATTGGCGCACAAACGAATCAAATGTAAGACATATATCACACATACGCCTTTCACCAAAGAGAGCTTCGCTGCCAGATACCCCGGCAAGCCCTATTCTGAGGCTGCCAATCTGGAAATGCTGAAGTTTTTCGAACAAATCTAAGCCAAGAAAGGAGGCATCGTAATGGCTATCTACCAAACCAGAAATTGCATTTGTGCGGTCCAGTGGGACCCCGAAGACAAACAGAGCCTTGAAAACATCAAAGCACTTGTGAAAGATAACCCCCGTCTCGGCTGGAAAGTCAACGATAATATTCTCTCCAATAATATCATCATCTGTAACTGCTTTGGTCAGCAAGAACTGTGCCTCCATCCCTACCACTATCTCGTTGAAGGTAAAAGAGACAGCCTTTTCAGTGTACCACCTGAGACCTTCGAACTTATCTATGAGCTTGATAGTGGTACTGCCTATCAGCGGCACTAAAGGAGAATACAATGGCAAAGAAATACCTTGGCATCGTTCTGACAACGCGCCGATACGATATGTACCGCTTCGTGGTGTATCAGTATGAAGATACCGCCATGGTGAACACCTGTCCTCTGTGCCAGTTGCTCCGTGCGATTCACGCATACAGCAAGGAATACATGGAAGAGCAACGCGAGATTCGTGGTTATGTGCCGCGTCGCCGTTGGTTCAACCTTGACAATTCCTTGCCGGGTTACGCTCTGCATGAGTACGGGCTTACCCAGTGTGCAGGAATGTCGTTTGAACCTTGCCGCATTCCGCCGACCGCAGCATTTCGCCTAATGGAAGGCGTGAACGCTGCCAACTGGAAGAAGCATATCTGGTTTATTGACGGCGATGTAACGATGTTAGGCTAAAAGTGGTTGCACATTCGTGCGAAGCGATTACAATTAGAACTGTACGATAGATACCATTCACAACGGTTTCCGTCTTACAATTCACAATTCTGTATCCGACAAGCAGACTTCCTTTCACGGGAGGTCTGCTTTTTTATTGTTAGGGAGGAGGGCATTATGCCTGTAACTTACTTTAAGGTTAAACCGGAATCAGCTATGTACAAGAACTTCTTTATCGAAAACACAGAACGGAAAAAGCTCAAAAAGCACATTTCCGAATTCATGAAAAACCATTTTGGCAATGGCAAGCACGAAGTCTGGACAACGCTTTATCCGTCTCTTGTCATGACACTATCATCCGAAAAAGCAAAAGAACTCAGCCACCAGCTTTGTAAAGGAACGCTTGGCGATAGCCAGTATGTCTTTAAAGGCAACAACGGCGACCGGTTTTACCGTTTCAAGAAAAACTCTAAAACCTACAAGCTCTGGAAGGACGAGGTTATGGCTCATATCAATGAGGACAACCTGCGTGCAAATGCTTTTTGGAGATTCGGTTTCCCGAACTCCTTTTATGCGGATGCCAACTTGCAAGTGGCAGCCAGCGGAGACCTTTATGGGACCTATTCCGGTGACGAAGGCGATGAGCTGCATTTCCCGAAAGATGTCACAGTGATTTCCGAAGTAGAATATCAGAAAGCATTTCAGTAAAAACACAAAAATCCAACCCAAGAAGGAGAGAAAACCATGAACGACAATTACACTATCAATATCAATGCCATGTGGAAACTCAACAACACCATCGGCAAAAGGCTCGAATGCGTTGATGCCGAACGCGCAAAAAAGCTGAGGCAGAAGAAGCAGCGCCGTGACAAGCGCAAAAACAGCTTTCGTGCAGCCAAGCACCGTTATGAGCTCTGCAAAGCTACGGGTACATGTGATAAGAAGAATGCCCCGTCTCGGCTGCGTAAAGGCTTCTCCGGTGGTTCTTACCACTACGATGCCCTCAACCATTACAGCAACTGCAAAAACAAGGCACCCGCCAAGACGTTTTCCATCTCTACTTACCGCCGCGAATGCGAGGCAAAGGACAAGATGGCGGAATACGCCTATTATCCCATTCAGGATGAGTGTTTCTACGGCTACGAATATCCCGACGAAGGGATGACGTTTTACGAAGACCTCAAGGAGTTTCTGCGGGTTCACTGCCTTGCTTCTGAGGAAGAACTTTCCGACTGTGGCATCGTTGAAATGATGACCATTGCCTACGCGCTCGGTGGCGAGAAGCAGCTTGGCATCAATGCGTATGATGTCACTCGAACCGTTTACCACTATGACGATTGGGGCGACCCGCACGCCGTGAGGGAATGTCTCCCGCTCTGCCATACCGCGCACACGCTGCTCAGCCGCGGCAATTCAATCATTCCCGACTGGAACGACTGCTGGGACGACATTGGATGCTATTACTGATACCATATTTGCCGCTGCCCTTTTGTGAGTGGCGGCTTTTTCTTTTGTGAAAAGCCATCCTTGCGCGTCTGTGCGAATCAGATAAAATAAAATATACAATGTAAGAAAAGGAGAATGTACTTGCCCCTAAAATTTTTATTGCAAATTATTGCGAACCGAATAAAATGATGGTTGTACGATAGATACCATTAAAC